CTACATTTGCAGCTGGATTAGCAACTGTAAAATCAGCGTGAAGATTAATAGCAGTATAAATATTATCTGCTGTTGTATCGTTAGATTCGTTATGAAAAAATTTATTTGTAGCAGGTGTTCCAGTACCAGCACCTTGACAAGTAAAGGTAACTGTTGTTCCATCATTTTTTGTTAGAACAAGAGTTGAATCAGTTGCTATGTTCGAATAATCAGTAACTGTAATTGTACAGGTTGCATAAGAGCTTGATAATAATGTTCCTCCTGCACCTACATCAGCAAATGCTCCTGATGTTAATTTATATATAGTATCTTTAGTAGCTACAAAGTTATAAACTGTGTTAGAGTTATCTCTAAAAGATCCTGCTCCTCTAGAATCTTTAACACAAGTATTTGAACTATAATCCACTAAAGAAGGAAAGCGTTTATAGCTATTCTGTGCATAGTAGACATTAGTTGCTACGTTTGCACCTTTCTTTAGGTGATCAGGTTGATCAGGTAGCCATTCTCCAAAAGGTACTTGCATTATCTGTTCCTATAAAATGATAGATCGGTTTGTATATCAGCTCTTTGTACTACAGGTGCTCCACCATATGAATCTTGTTTGTCGTTGTTTTCGCATCGTTCTAATGCTGCGATATACATTTGTAACCAACCTTGTACTTGTTGTTGATCCATTCCTCCTAGGAAATTAGATGAATGATAAAGACTTCCATACAAATAAATTCCAGGATGTTTGTCTAAAATATAATTGGTTGCATTAGAAGAACTAAGAGCTGCGATATTTTTGTAATATGATAAGTAACCAGTATAAGTAGTATCAGGTTTAGGACCAAATCTGAATTGTTCAGTTTCATTATCTGCTTCTATTGTATAAGAACGTGGTCTTCCTGTTCTTGAACCACCTCTTATTTCAAATAAGTGATGGGGTGTAATATATTCTAATGGAAATTTTGTACTAGATAATAAAAGATAAAATGATCTTACAGAAATAAATCCTGTTGGTACAGTTTCAGTTTCTTCATCAATAGTCACAGTATCAATCTGTTCCATCTGTCTTATTCTTAACTTAGCATTAAAATCTGCTTCAGTAAGTTTAATAAAGTCATCAGCTATCTCATCAGTTAAATCACTTCTATTTAACCAGTTAGCAATTGATGCTTTTAATTCTGTATACGTTGATATTGCCATTATAAAGATCCTTCTGAAGTTTTGAAATATCTAAACTCATTACTATTCAGTTTAGTTCTCATTATTTTCTTTTGTATTTCTTTAGGTAAAGCCCACCAATTACGAGTACCATTATATTCTTTAGTCCAAATTTGGAGCATAATTGGAGGTACACTAGCAACCCGTCTCATATCTCTTGAGGGTGTATAACCATCATTTTGAGTATAGAGTTTTTTATTTCTATCCATTAAAGGATTGAGATTTTGCTGATTATGGATGGTTAGTTTACCATCAGACTCTTGTATGTAACGAGTCTTGGTAGCATCAGCATTCCATTCGGTTGCTCTTACCTTTGTCATTATTCAGTTAATTCAGTAGCGTATAATTCTCCATCACTACCAGTAACTTTTATTACAGCAATTTTTTCTCCAGCTGAAACTTTAATAACTTCAACTTCTGCTGCAGGTAAGTATGTTGTGGTTGCAGCTGCTGTTGGTGATACTGCTATATGTATATGACAAGCAACAGTACCTACAACTCTTATGTATTCTATGTTAGCTGAAAAAGCTGAACTAGCAGAAGATGAACTTCCAGAAGTTAGCTTATGTACAGTTCCATGTCTTAATCCATAGTTCATGTTTTGTTTTCCTTTTGTTTAGGATATGTTCCCAGAACGTTCCAGGAACATTAATCCAAATTAATTATCTTCTTATTACAAATGTTACGTAAAGTACCGCAGCATTAGTTGAAGCACCATCGGTAATCATTTCGATAGTTCCACCTTCAGATACTTCGTTAGCTGCTGTAGGTTCTGCTGTGTCTACGTCTCCTACTGCCGATCCTGAATATGCAACAGTAATTCCACCACCTGTAATAGCAGTTCCACCTATTTCGAAACTGATACCACCATTAGCAGTTGCAATAACTGCTTGAAGTGCTGTAAATATTTTTATTACTCTTCCGCCATCAGGGATTGCAACAAATGTACTAGATGCTGTACTAATATTGGCGATTTTTGCTGTTATAAAATAGTCGTTTAATGTTCTCATTTTGTTCCTTCATTGTTCCGCCCTTAACCCCTCTCAAGACTTCAATGTTATTTAAGATGGCAGGCGAGTAGATTTGAGGTTACTCGCCTATCCACGTGCTATTGATTAGCTAGTTGTTACGTCTGCTACAACGCCTGAAGCAGCTTCGTTTCTTGATTCTAGAGTTGCCTCTATAAGCAATTGTTTTTTGTCTGCGTCTCCAGTTTTTGCAATATCATGCATTGTGAAGTCTCTTAAGAAAGCTACTCCCCAATAATCCATGTCTAATACCCAAGCATCTCTATCTCTAGAGAATCTGTTAGGTACTACTTGTAGTTGACCAAAGTCAGAAGCGTAAACATCTACTGATGTGTATAAAGTTGCATCAGCACCTGCGTCAAATCTAGTACTGTTACCAGTGAATCCTGACAATTTTTGTTTATTGAAAGGTCCAACCATAATCATAGTTGGATTTCCACCAGCATTCCATACTGATTTAATTACAGATTTCAAGAGAGACTCTGTGAAAACTCTTTGAGTTCCATTACCAGCTGCGGTATTACCCAAGCCACCAGATGTTCCAGAAGTTCCCATTACGTCATTAGTAGCAACCCATGATCTTAAGCCACCCATTACTCTTGCTGCTGTTGCTGAACCTGTTACTTCAGCATTGTTAGAACAAATAGAACTTTCTAGATCTCTTTTAAGTTCTTTTGCTTTTTTAGCTATTTGATAAGCTATTTCAGATGCTCTACCAGCTTTATCTACTGCTTCTTGCGTACCTGTAATACAGATAGCCTTGTCCATAATTTGACAAGAGTTAGATAATCTAGTTGTTGCAGTGATAGCATCTATAGTTACTTCATCACCTTCGATAACTTGGTTATTTGTGACTGCTGCTGCCAGCGAGTCTGTTTGCCATTCATGTAGAACTGCAGTTGCTTTTGTTTTAGCTGCAGAACTAAGAAATGGCGTGTCCGTTGGTGAGATGTTATAAATAACATCCGACAGATCTTCACGTTCACCAATGGAATCATACGTGTCAAACGTGTCACTAAATTGTGCCATTGTTTATTTCCTTGTTGTTTGAGATTTAAGATTAATCATGTCAAGCAAAGCGTTCTGAGCATCTCTTAGATGTCCAGTTTTCTTTAATCGACCGATTTTATTTCTTATTCCCTCTCTACCTGAACTTGCACTTGATTTAGCTATTCCAGATTTTACAACTCTAGGTGCGTTAGCTACCTTCTTCTGGGCTATAGGTCTTTTATCTTTAACAGATTTATAACTCATAGCATCTCTAATCACCATTAACATTCGATGATCAGCCAGACTCCCAATTTCACCATCATTGAATCCATAACTTCTAAGCGTTGTACGCATATTAGTTTTGAATTGGTCGGTTTTATTAGGATCGCTGTACTCTGGTATTTTAGCCGCTGCTAAGTCTCTTTGGGCAGTAACGTACTCATCATATTGTTTACGATAAGCCTCCTGTGCTTTAGACTTCATTCCATCTAGCTGCCTTTCTTGTTCTCTTAACTGGTAATCCAGTCGGGCTGCAGCTGTGGGATCTTCATCATAAAGTTTTTGGAGATCCTTACTACCTTGTTGTTGTCTGACGAAACCATCAGCAGTTGATATCAAGTCGTTTAGTTCTGATAAACGAGTATCATAAGATTGACGAAAACTCTCCTTTTGGGTATCAAGATCTCTTCTCTCTAAACCTAAAGTATGAGTTTTTTGTCTATAATCCGAATCTCGTGAATAACCTGCTTTCAGTTCATCGAGGGTAACTTCTAACTCTTGACCACTAACTTTAATGCGGTGGAGTTCTGGTTCCTCTGTAGCTGTTTGCGTTTCTTCTTCGATTTCGGGTTTTTCAGTAGCTGCTTCTTTGGGAGTTTCTTCAGACTTTGATTGACTCTCTTTTGAAGGTTCCTCTTTGATCTCTTGAGGTTGCTCTGAGGGGACTGCTTCTTTTTTCTCTGGTTCTGCTTGTCCTTCTTTAGGATTCAGAAGTCCAGATATTTTTTTAGCAGCACCTTGAACAGTTTGTTCTTGTGCCATTGTAACGTTCCTCCTTGTTGGTTGACGTTTAACGAGCTCCTAGAATAGGTTAGCTCTTATTTAAAAGCTCAAGATCTTTTTGAGCTAGTTTTCCGCTTTCCATGATAGTTTGTAAATGTCCTCTGATTTTATCTAGCATATTATATGCCATCCAAAGGGATCTACGTTTTTCATCGTCAGCAAAACTTGTGTGGAAAATCTCCTGCTTATAAGTTTCTAGGAGATCTTCAAATGCCTGTTTCAGTAGGGGATCGTTTAGGAGCACCTGGGCTCTCTTTCCCTCCCTGATCTGTGTTTCCTTTTTGTCCATCATTAAAGAATTGTTGTTGACCTTTTACTATCTCTTTCATCAAATCACCTGATTTGTTGAGATCTGCTTGTTCTAACATACTTCTACGTTTAAGTTCAAGCTCATCTATCTTAGATCCGTATTTAAGTTCTAATTCTTTAATCTTAATTTCGAAGTCAAGTAGTTGTTGTCTCATTCTACCTTCAATTTCTTTTAGTGTTACATTCGCATTTAATTGTGCACGTTGGTTTTCACCTTGTACTTGAGCTAATGTAACTTTTTCAAATTCAGTTGGTGGTTTAGGTGGCAACTGAGGCATTTGAGCTGCACCTACGTCAGGATCCATGAAATAGGGTTCTATTCCATTTAAACCTGCGTTCTCTATTAGTTTCTTTAAACTATTATATATGTTCCTAAGATTAACCATTGGACCAAATGTATTTTGTTGTAAGTTTATTGCTTGCATTTGTCGTTCCAATATAGCGTTAAGAAGAATGAGTTGTTGTTCTTTTGATCCTGTTCCTAATCCTACTTGAACAGTAACATTAACTCTATCTTTCCATTCGTAAGGTCTCATAGGAATATACTTGCCTCTAATTCTTACGATTTTTTCTTTTTGTTGGTACTTGCATACCAGTTCAAATATTTTTAAAGCTAGATCCTTAACACCTGTTTCAGCAAAGATTCTGGCGATTAACTCCATTCTCATTTGTGATTGTGTCAGAATTTGGTTTTGACCAGTCGCTGTTTTATTTAAGGTATTTGAATCTAGCCCTTGTGATTGTCTTGTTATTCCTGTTCGTGTTTCTTTAACAGAATCAAGGTAACTTAACATTCCACTTGCTTGTTCGGTAATCGGTTGTGCTGGAAGAGGCATCATAACATTCGATGGTGGTTGTTTCGTTCTAACAATTCCACCTGGTCTATTAGTTAAAAGGTCATCCATCGCTACTTGTCCGTCTTGAACAGCAACTCTGTTATTGTTTGTTAGATACATATTATCTAACATTTGTCTCATAACAGTCGATTTAATTAATTGAATATCTTCTACAAGTTCAGCAACAGATCTTCCGTGAAATCTGTGTGGCATAATTACAGGAGTCATGGAAACAAATGGAAAATTATCTACTTCTTCCATATCTATTATCTTACCTGTTCCAGATCCTGCAGTTGTAATCTTTAATAATTCTGCTTTGCCATCTTCATTAACATCCATTTTGACATAGCATTCATAGACTAAAATATCATTGGTACTTTTATCACCTTCACTAGCTCCGTGTGAAAAATCTACGTTCTGGTGTCGTACAAATTTATCTTCTGTAAAGAAGTCGGTATCACCCGTAGGTAATCCTTCAACAAGATCTTGATCATAGCCCATTTCAACAAGTTCTGTTCTTGTTTTGTTCGTTCTATGACATACAAAGTTTGCAGAATTAATATCTTTACTTCGTCTTGAAATTAAGAATTCTTCTGGAGGAACTGGCTCAATTCTAACCTGTCCGTATAATCTTGTTCTATAAATGACTACATCGTGAAGAGTTACTTTATCTAACTCTTTTCCTTTTTCATCTAAAATCGGTTCTTCGTATTCTGAATGATTTCCAACTTTAACTTCTGGATCTGCAACAAGATCATTAAATTCATCTTCAGTTAATCTTGTATATTCTTCTCTTTCAGTTTTATTAGAATCATCCCAATAAACTTTTAAGATTCCATTCTTTTGAATCAATGCATCTTTAAATGCAGAGTAAAGAGCCAGGAATCCTGAGTTCTCTTTATAAAAAATATAGTTCAGGTAGTCAGAACATTGACGTGCCATTTCATCGTCTTCTGGTCCAACTCCTTCGCAGTTAAATACATTATCGCCTGCAGTAAAAATTCTCATTAAGGAAGGCATAAGACTTTCTACTGTATCTAAAACATCATTGGATATAACTTGA